CACGACCGGTTTGAAACAATTGATTTTGCAATTGCGCGTATTGACGTTCTCTGGATGGGGCCAAAAGTTCCTGTTGCCGCGCCATATACTGCGCTGCGGCCTGTTCCGGCGTCTGAGCCAAATAGCCAGCGCCCAGGTTAAACAGTCCTTGCGCGGCGCCAGTCAGGGGCACATATCTGCCTTGTGCGGCTTCGGCTTCGGTCAATCCTTGACCAGTCAGCCCCATTACGCGATCCTGTAGGGCTTTAAGTTCAGGAGATAGGGTATAGCCAGCACCGCTAACGCGGCCATCCGGCCCATAGGTAAATTGCGACTGCCCAAAGCGGGTAGTGACGCCAACCGGCCGGAATCGGGCTTCTTCGGCGGCCATACGTGCCGCTTGCAGTTGCGCGTTCGCCGCGGTCTGCGCCGCCTCCCGTTGCGCGTCGGCCTGTTTTTCCGCGCCAAAATACCCCAAAACGCCCGATACAATATCACCCATGATTATTTCTCCAAACGTATAACTTGCGTGTCACGCCGTCCGCGCAGACATGATTGTTTAGCAAATCGAAACCACAAAGTTTTACCCATTTAGCCATTTTTTCATCATCTATGAACGGCATGGCGTATAGCGGTATTGCCTGCTTTTCCGCCCATGCAAGCCAAGTATCCAAGAACTGCTTTCGTATCGTTTTGCTCCATTTTGATACGGTCATATGGATAAAAGTATGTTTGCCTACATGCTCTATGTAAATAGTAAAATAATCCCCCGCGATAATCGGGAGTTTTACGCTGTGCGTTTCCACATATACACCGTGATATACGGCTGATAGTTTGCATTGGTACCAGACGATCCGGTGCTGGCGATAGTAGTAGACGCCGTAATGTTAGCCTGCCCGCTACTGGTTGTAAGGCTACCGGAACCGCCTGCGCTACCCCCACCGCTAGGTGGAGCTTGACCATACGATGCAGGTGCAGTGTACCCGTGGGTGTGACGTGAATCTGTTGCGGTAGTAGTGGCAGTGTGCGTATGGCTAACTGTAATCGCGTCTGCCGAACCGCCAGTTTCTTCGGCGGCATCAAATAGCGTATTAGTAGAGTCAAAACCAACCGGCACACGCCCTGCGCCAAATGCTACCCAAGTGCCAAAACCTAGTAGAGTAGCTGGATTGGTGCTATTGGTCGCATTGATATAGATAGAGCCTACAGGGTGCAATGCCGCCATTGCGGCTTGCACAAATGCGGTTGTCGCCAATGTGGTGCTATTGGTGCCGAATGATTGCGTAACACCTGTAGTACCGGTAGGCAGACTTGGTGTGCCGGTAAACGAAGGTGATGCAGTATCCGCTTTTGTGGCAATAGCCACCGAAATAGCGTCAAACTCCGTATTGATTTCGGTGCCTTTAACGATCTTCAGCGGATTACCACTGGAAAGATTGTCTTTAGTGGCAAAATTAGTGGCTTTTGTGTAGTTGGACATATCGCGCCTCTATGAATACTTACCGTTTTTGGCTTTGATTTCTATCTTTTGTATCGATAGCCCGGAACCGTTAATCTCCGCCTCATAGCCCGTTTGAACAATTTTGCCAGCGCCGCTGGCACTTACCGATAGAGTTTGCAAAGCGACACCATCCGAATATTGAGTCGCTACGGATGGTGACGTATGCGTAAGCGTATGCGTGCCGGATTGCGATCCGCTAGTGTTAATCGCGCTACCACCTAAAGTAGACGATAATCTACAAGTCCCCGCGCCTGGGCTGGCAGCGTTAATAATGTAGTAATCAGTGCCTGTAGACAATCCAGTTGGCAATGATCCAGTGGTCGTAAGTCTTACCGTATCTGTCGACAATGTGCCGGTCAAAAAATACGACCCATCGGTAGCCGTAATAACCGCAGGGCTTGCGATACTGATGGTGATTGCTTGGCCGTTAGGATTATCATACGAACCTACGTTGTAGTAACTTTCGCCTTGAGTAGGTATATATCCATCAACCGATAAATAGTTAGACGAAAAATCAAACGCCCATTTGAATGTGACATATTGATTTGAGCCGCCGACCACTACAATAGAAAGCTGCTTAAGAATCGACGTTTGCGACGGATTGCCCAAATCGGCGTGATTCGTGTAATACTGCATCCGGTATGACGAAGTATTATCCTGATAGTTGGTATATTTAGCGATATACCCGGTTTTTCCTATCAGTAAATCGCTATTTCTGCGCGCCAGCAATGCTGTCGGCTCTATTGAATCCCAAGTAGTAACGCGCGAAGAACCATCTTCGAGTTGCCCGCGCGTGTCAAAACAGTAGACTTGTTTTGAATTTTGAAGCACTAATAGATAGAAAGCATTGCGCTCTGAAAACGTCGCTTTTATCGATGACCCATCACTGGATTCACTGGCTACAGCGGTCATCAAATCATTACGGACATTCTTGGACAAATCCCGAAACGGCAGCGATTTCTCGTTGACAGTCCGAAGCAATGACCGAACGCCGGTATTTGATAAAAAGATAACATCCGTGCCGATATTGGATATGCTGTCGCGTGCCAAACATCCGGTGCCAATAATGGTATCGGACAATGACATAGTGGACGGGGTGCTGGCGTCTTGGTAAACGAGAATCTGTTTTTTGCCAAAAATAAACAGATAGCCGTTATGCGACGCTAATCCGGTAATTTCGTCCGAGCCATAGCCCCAAACACGGCTTACGTCAAGACTACCTGCGGTACCGCCAGTCCATACATGTCCCGCGGTCAAATCCGAAAAATATACCGTTGTTTTGTTAGTGGACGTATTGGCTGCCCATAGGCGCCCGTATGCACTCAAAACTATATTGGCCTGCGGTGCTGTGGCTACATAGCCCGATTGTTCGGAAACACGCCGAAATTTGGTGCTTCTGGTCGGATCATAGAGTAGTGGATCGTAACCGCTTTGAAAAAAATACGCGATTCCATTAAGCGAG